TGGGTAGTGCTTCTATCTTAGGTAACTGATCCTGGCTATTAGCAAAGAAAGCAACAGCCTTCCCTGCATTAGCAGCACCTTTTAACCTGTCGATAGTTTCTTTGATCATGTGCTTCTCCTCCTCAGATTGTGGCCTCTTAGGGAACATCATAGCAAAGGATGGAAATACACTATTTTGGATGTTACTTTTAGCAAAGTAGCTTAGCTCACCTGATAGGAAAGCAAAGTTAAGAGCTGAGGTGTATTGTGGTAGTGAATAGTAATCCTGCCCTAGTGATTTTATCTCATAGCAATAAAGTTGCTCATAGTCTGAGCATGTAACGTGGTAAGGTTTGATTTCTCTTACATCTATATTAGTACTCCAATCTTCACATAGATAGTACATATCTTTAAACCTAGATATCCTTACTTTCTCAGGTGATACATTCTCTATCTTAACTAATTTCTTTTCATTATCAAAGCATAGTTTAAAATAGATCCTATTGTGCACAATTAATTGACGGGTAACTGCCTTTACTGTTTGTCTTATTTTAATCTTTCTTTCGAACATGTAAAGTGCTAGCTTCTCAGGAGTAGTTAGTTTGTCAGTTGCCAAAGCAAAGCCACCACCTATTACTGCATTAGTTTTGTAATCCACTATGGCACCATGCAAGGGGCTAGAAAAATACATCTGATTAAGCATTTCAGGATACAGGTTATCTGCACCAAATCTCACCCACATATTAGTAGAATATCTACCATTTACATAAGGGAGTGTTAGGTTACCTTTACCTACAGGTAGGAAGGGGGTGCTAAAAGATTGATAGCCTTCCACCACTTCTGGAGCTGTGCTCTCTTTCTTAAAAAAGTTACTATACCATGCCATAATTAATCATATATTGAGGTGCCTACTGGCCCACTTACCACCATCCTACCCTCTTCTATCACCACTCCTGTGGACTGTGCAATAGTTAAAGGTAGTACATAGGGTACTGAGCTTTGATAAATCTGATATATAAACTGCCCTTGTTTTAAAATAATATCTACAGGCTCATTAAGTACAAAAAGATTGTATCTTTCAGGCCATAAGCTAGTATCTGCAGTAGTAAATAACTGAGGCACACTAGCAGTATTCATTTCATTAGTGAAAGCAAATAGATAATGAGGGGTAGGTACAGTAGTAACCTCTGTTAAGGTTAGCACTACCTGGTTAATAGTTCCCTGTTCAATGTATATCATACCTATATTATATGTTCACTTGTAAATGTTTAGAAATAAAAAAAGCCCCACAATATGCAGGGCTAATTTTAAGCGTGTTAAATGTATTAAGATACTCCGATAAGACCTAAAGCTGTAGGAGTCATATTAACCTCATAAGCTAAGTACTCATTTTCACCTAACAAAGTAACGGCATATTTAGAACCATCTGCACGAGCAGTTCCTGATCCTTCAGCTACACCTGTAACTTGCAAGTAAGGGAAGTACCAATAAAGACCATTAGCATCTAAAACAATAGCAGTAAGATACTGCTGTCCTGATCCTAAAATTTTGATAGCTCTAGACTTAGCAGCTTCTCTACGTTGAAACATCAAAGAGATAGTAGAAGTAACAAAAGATGATCCATTGATTAAGTCAATAGCAGCCTCTTCTGTAAAGCTAGATGTATTCCTACGGATGTAGTAGTTTTCAAATAAAGTAGTACCTGCTAAAGTGATACCTGTGATAGACCATCCTGTTCCCGCAGATGGATCAGTTGGTGCAATAGATGCGATTTCATCCTGTTGGTTAATCCATATTCCATAGATACCCCCACTGTTGTTATCACAACTTTTTACAATAGCCTCGAGGGCTTGACATGTTGCTGGCATTTTTTTAAGTTTTATATAAAGGGGGTTGCCCCCCTCTATGAGTTAATATTAAGCGTAGTAAACGATATCTGTAGGGTTAACAAAGCTAAATCCTACCTTCATGTTAGCACGAGTTCTGATAACTGGCTCAGCTACAGTGTCTGCTAAGTTGATAGCACGTAAATCAGATGCATCACCTTCACCATCAAATGCATAGATAAGGTTATCTTTCAAAGTGATTACAAATTTGTTGTTTGACATTCCTGGACAAAGAACAATTTTGATACCTAAGTAAGTCAAAGCTAGATCCTGAGTGATATAAGCATTAGTGTTACCTGAAGCTACACCTAATCGGTAGATATTAACCAATTGAGTAGGCATGTAGATACGCAAGTCAGCAGTTCTAGAAGCAATAGCTGCAGGAACCAAAGCAAACGCAGCTTCTAATTTTGCACCTAATCCACCAACACCTGAGAATGTAGTGATAGCACCTGTACCACCATTGATAACATCACCTGCAACAACAGAAGCAGCTAATCCTTTCTCATAACCATCACACAAAGCAAGTTGTGGGTTTAAAGATAAGATATCACCTTTCCATCTTAATGCCTCAATTTGTCCTGCAATAGCGTTAGCCATTTCAGACCAGTAGAAGCTAAAGAAAGAAGCTACTGTGAAATCACCATTAGATCCTGCTGCCATTTGTAAAGATACAAAAGACTGCTCTAAGTCAAACTGACAAACTTGAGCCATAGCAGAAAGAGCACATACGTCTACTTCATGAGAGCTTAAGTCATCAGTGTTAAGGTTAGGGAAGTTACAAGGGCTAGTAGCTAGTAAGCCTGTACCAAAAGTAACTGTACCAATTTTAGTTTTGTACTTGATACCTGGTAAAGATCGAAAGTTATCAGCTATCTCACTACCTCCAAGGTAAGCTTGTGCATAAAACGCATCAGCGTTAGGTGTTAATTCTGCACTAGGCAGGATGTTTAAATCAAATCTTAGTTTTCTCATTGTTTTTGTTTTTTATTTGTTTGTGTTAAATTTATTAAATGAACTTAATTTTTGCTGTACGCTCATCTTTACAGCCTCTTCCATCACCTCCTCTTCTGTATCAACTACTAGAGACTCTTCAAATTGATTTTTTAAATCAGCTATCATAGCCACAAGTGCATCTACTTGCTCAGTAATAAATGGACGTACTATCTCTAGTATTGCTTCTGCATCTAATGCAGGATCTACAGCCATTTCTTCCTCTTCTACTACTTCCTCTTCTACAACAGTATCAGACATTGCCTCTTCTTCTACTACTACTTCCTCTTCTTTTTCTCTAATTTCAGTGATTTCACCATCAACTACAACGTAGATCTTGCCGTCAATTAAGTGTTCACCATCAGGTAATTTGTTCATATTATTTAATTTTAGTTGTTGCTGTTCTTTGAGCTTCATGCCTAGATATCCTTCTATGCTGAAACCTACCTGCCCATCTGCTACCAATTGAGCATAGTATTCTTTATCTGTTACCTGGGCCGTAACCATTAGCGTACCTTCAGGTACTTCTATCCCAAAACTAGAATAGGCCTTATCCTCTTTGGGTGTATCTACTATCCATGCCTCAAGTACATAAGCAGGTACAGTCTTCTCAGTATCATGCTCTAGGTTAAACAAGTCTTTATTAGACATGTCCTTCATAAACTTTGAATGTATCTTCTCTATCTCCTCAATTGAAAACTTAACATAGTACTCTTTACCATCCTCATCATCCTTCCTATAGATCTCCATAGGGATAAGAGCAGGTGCTACTATGCGATACTTAAGATCATCTGTAAATATCATAGGCTTAACCTGGCTATTGAAAGCCATACCCATTACTTTGATAGCAGGAGTGGATGTAAAAGCAATTTGTTCTATACCTAAGTCCTCCCCATTTTCAGAGTATTCAGGATCTATAGTAATCTTGTAAACAGGTAAATTATCTTTTGCCATACCTATATTATAATTATTCATATATTTGTAAAAAAATTAACTATGGTAACTATTTTAGGAAGGGAGATCCCCAACAGAATTGAAGAGCTGACTATTGAGCAGTTCGAAGCAATTACAGATATTAACAATAACAAAGAGCTAGATCCTGTGGATAGGCACCTGCAAATCTTTGAGTATCTAGGAATACCTGAGAAGGAATTTTTTGACTTTGATATAGCAGATTTTATTGAGATTGTTAAAGAGTTTAATTCTGCTCAGGATCCAATGGCACAAAGTGAGCCTGTAGGTACACTAGAGCTAGATGGCTTTACATATACTGCAGAGCTTAAGCTAACAGTAAGAGAAACTAAGTTAATAGAAAAGATAGCCATCCATAAGCAGAAGGGATACATCTCAGATATGATGGCCGTAATGTTTAAAGCAGATCACTTAACTAATGCAGAGCACTATGCAGAAGCTCACCTTAAGTTAAAGTCTAAGCTAATCAGAAAATTGAAAGCAGAGTTATGCATCCCTTACATTATGTTTGTAGCTAACAAAATTAAAAAGCAAGTAGAGGATGTGCCTGCAGAAACTATAGAGCATGTACCTACCGAAGCAGTGGAGTGAGGTAACTCTTGAGCAGTTCATGGAGATTGCTGAGATAGATAAAGAGCAGGGTGCCTACCACTATAATAGTGAGATACTTTCTATCATTACAAATGAGCCTATAGATGTAATTGAAGATATGGATATAGATGAGCTTAATGCTTATGTGGACCAGTGCAAATGGGCACTCTCACAGCCATCCAATAAATACAAGTCTGAGCTCCTAGGTATGAAGGTTAAGCCCTTTAATAAGTTGTGCCTCTATGAGTACATAGATCTAGACTATTACTTTACCCATAACTACATTACTAACCTTGCAAATATATGTGGGGTGCTGTACAGGCAAAGTAAACTTAATGAGTGGGGAGAAGAGATAATAGAGCCGTATGAGTATGACTGTACTATCAGAGCAGATAAGTTCTTAGACCTCCCCATTACAGATGTGTATGGTATCATTAATGAGTTCTTAAAGTTCAGGGAGAATTTTCTAAAGACCTACCAAAACTTATTTCAAGGTGAGGAGTTAGCTGAGCTAACAGCAGAAGAGAAAGCAGAGCTTACACCTGAGGAGTTGAAAGAGGAGGAGGATGCTAAGAAAGATAGCAAGTGGAGTTGGGAGCGTATGATCTACGGCCTATGCAATAATGATCTAACTAAGTCTGATAAGATAGGAGCTTTACCCCTTACCTACGTATTCAATATGATGGGTATGAAAAAAGAATTAGAGATATAATTATACTCTTAAAGGCAAGCCCTGGATAAATTCAGGTGGTGCAAATAATGCCTCAAATGTATATACCAATTTTTGATTTTTTTCAGCTACTACTACAGCTTCTAAGATAGGATATCTTTTGTTTAACCAATCAAAGTACTGTTGATAAATTTCTTTTGTTATTCCTGATGATCCTAGTTCATAGGTAAATTTTTCTACAAAGTCTCTAGATACTATAGATCCATTATTAGGGCCATATTGATTACTAGTTTGTGGCACTCCATTATTAAGATATATAAAATAATAAGCTGCTATTATCTGTATCTCTAATACTTCAAAGCCACCTGTTATCTTAGCATTAATCCTGATACTATCAATTAATGTACTTCCTGTAGGGTTAAGAATATCCTCTCTAATAATCCTTTTCAATATAGTAGCCATCCTTCTACGTGTAGGATATAGCACATTAAATTCTCCAGTGTTTGCGTATCTACCCATTATTATAAATTTTCTACTAGCACCCCATAGCTTTGAGTGTTTGCTGTTAGTGTATTATTCTGAA